TTTTACTTTACCGTCGGCAAAGTTTTCATTCAATCCAAGTTCGTCAACCATTATTTCTAACGCTGAATCTACATCATTTAAGCCATTTTCTTCTTTTGTGCGCTCATACCAACTTCTTACAAAGTTTGATGCTGCGTGTCCATAAGTATCTGGCGCCATCATCATTTGATAAAGAACTTGATCAGGTGCTTCTCGTTGAGACTTTACAAATTTTCTAAGACTATTTAGGTCTGTACTTTCATTATATGCAACATCTGTTGCTGCTTTTGCTTTAGCACCGTGTGGGTGTTTAGGATTAATACCTACTGGTTCACCATTCATCAACTGAGAAATGTCAACACTTTTTCCTAACCTATCTAAAAGTTGATGTAGTTTGTCATTTGGATCATAGCCGCCACTTTCGTAGCCTTTTTTGCCACGCACTTCTGTTCGTCCGCCTGTGTCGGTATTTACAATATGTAGAACGTCCATGTCTTTACCACGTTCTAGTTGAAGTTTGAATCCTTCACTTATCTTTTTTTTTGAGTCTGGCTTCTTTTTAAAGGTGTCTAAACCTGGTTGTAACTTGTTGCTGCTTGCAGTTCTATCAACTTTGTTTGATTGTGATGTAGCAATACGCTTCATAGCACCTTCGTTAGTTTGTTGTCCAAGATAATATTTTACTAGATCGAAGAATGGTTTACCTGCAACTTTTGTATCTGCAGGTACGCCTGCTGCTTTTGCAAATGCTTTAGGATCATCATTTGCAACTGCTGCTCTTAGTTCTGTAGCACTTGATACACGAGGTGCTGGTTGCCATTCAATACTGCTGAATTTGTAAAAACCGTGACGACCTTCAACACCGTTTTGTTTTTGCAAGCCTGGCACAAACACTTTTGCATCTGTTTCATCTGTGATAACTTTTAAATCTATTTCGCCATGCTTTTTATATACTGCTGCTGCAAGACTCCACCATGTTTGTTCTGGTATGATATGTCCTTTAATATTAGGCCAAATAGTTTGCATTGCTTGTATTTTGATTTCAAATGGAAGTGGATCTTTTGGACCTTGTGTACTTTGATTAGTGCCTACATACCAATGAGTATTTTTAGCGGCTTCTTCCCATGCCGCTTTATGTCCTTGGTGAGGAGGATTAAATCTACCAAAAATAATACCTATGCTTTCGCCTGCTTCAAATAACTCTCTTAATAACATTAGCCCGGTGTCCACCTTTTTCTTGGAACAAGTTTGACATTACCAAACTTCTTAGTTTTGTCTGCGTAACGAACTCTGCCTTCTCCGTTAGTATCCCAGATATCTCCTTGCTCGCCTTCTACTTGATCTATAATATTGTCTTTTGCATTTTGAATCTGCTTTACAAGTGTAAAGATTGCGTCTAATGCATTATTGTACTTTGTATTTAGCTCTGCTATTTTTGCTTGTTTAGGTTTACTTACTTTACTATTTCCTAACCATGTAAAAAAGTTTTCAATACCGAGATTATCTAGATTTTTAAGTTTAGCAGTCTGATTAACATAAGTGTATATGATATTTTTCAAATCTCCTAAACCTTTAGTAGTAGCTAAAAACCCATCTATTATCTTATTATTTGCTTTAGCAAATCTAGTAACTGTGTCTAGAGTTTTTAAATCTACTTTAACAGGTTTTTGGTTATATACTGGCCCTAATACTATAACATTTGGATTACCACTAAACTCACTAAAATCATTTTTTGGTTTTTGTGCATTATCTGGCATGCCCCATTGAGGAAACTCAGCATGTCCAACAACCATTATTTTTGCTGCTGCTATACGCTTTCCTAACTCGCTCTCAGCACGAACATGATAACACGTTTGAGATTTAGTATTTGGACAAAATGTATACACCCCATCTTTTAACTCAGGTGGTGATAAAAATAATCCATCACCATAAACAAACCCTTGAAAGTCTTTTGGTGTTGCAAGATCAAAATCCTTATACATTCCTGCAAAAGTTTTTGCAAACTCTACACGTTGTTTTTTTTCTTCAGGAGTTTTAGGATTGCCACTTTGATTTACAATAAAATCTTGTATTGCATTAGGGCTATCACCTAACACTCCTCTAGACCATTGATTATGTCCGCCAAGTATCAACGGCCCACCTGGGGTTTCTCTGCCCCAATAAATTTGTGGATTGCCATCCCATTTCATTCGAATAGTTTGACTGCCTTGTTCTGTAGCAAGTTCACGTAAATGATCTATAGCTTCAATAGCACCTGCGGTTCCGTGAAAAAATACCAAGTCTTCTAAATGATTAAAAGCTCTTCCTAGTTGTTTATTTTCTACTATAGTACGGAACTCATTGAAACGCATCAGTATTCCTTATTACGAAAAGAATCTGCTTCATTTTTTAGCAGTATACCAATAGCTTCCATTTTTTCTTCTCTAGTCAAAAGATCTGTAGGTCTTTTAGGTATGTCAAACTTTTGTATATATTTTTGAATAGCGTGGTCTACCATTGGCAGTAATTCTTTTTTGTTAAACTTACCTCCAGAAAGCACAGCTTCCTGCACACCACTTAGTTTGGGAAATACTTCTTTACGGTAAAAGTCTTGATCGTTTTTCATAAAGACAACCAAATCTTCAACAACATTGTAAGGAAGTTTATCACCTATTTTTAAGTTTAAATCTTCAATTTTCATTTTACCACTTTCTGCAAGACCAATATCTCGCCTTGTGTCTGGGGCCTGGATTTGCACAGTTATGTCTTGCACGGAAACTTCTACGTCTTGCAGGATTTCCTTTTTTAATTTTTACACCTTTTTGTCCAAAGTTGACTTTAACTACATTGCCTTTTGGATTTTTAACATAAACCTTAAACTTTTTTGTGTCTCCAGCCATTGGTTTACCTAGTGGAACTTTGCGACCTTGGTACTCTGCTTCGTCTACGTAATCAGTATTAAACCACATGTCACCATAGTCTTCGTAAAAGTCATCATCGTCGTCGTAAGTAACTTCGTCTTCCGGAATATCTGCATCTGTTGAAATTTCAATATCAAAATCTTCATATCCTGCTTCAAACATCATACTAGCAAGTTTTTGAGCATATTCATCTGCTTCTGCTTCTTCTAGATGTCTTGTAAGGGGGATTTGTATTACAGTTGCTTCTTGCTCTGTTTCATATATTTCGTGTGTATCAAAAACACTTTCTATAAGTGATTCATTTATAGAAGTCTTTTCCATCACAACTCTAACAAAATGTTCCATAGATTTTCCTCGTAATATTATTATAACTATTTATCTATGTTTTGTTTTGAAACAAGTTTATCGATACGGGTAATATTATCACCTACAATCATTTGTAATAACAAAACTACTTTTTCGTCTTTAGCATATATATATTGACTTTGAATATATCTATTTTCATTTTGTAAACTTTCATACAATCTAGGTCCACAAACAACTTTATCTCTATTGTTTGCAATCCATTTAGCTAGTTCTTTTTTTCCACTTTTCCGTCCAAAACTTACTTTGTACATAAACTCAGGTTCATTGTCAACTATTATAACATTTTTATTTTCTAATAAAAAGTTAATATTATTTGTATCGGGTTTCCAGATAATAGTATCAACAGATATTTTTTTGTTAATATTTTCTAAAAAATCTAAATCGTTTGAATATAGGTTTACTGTATTATACTCGCAACGTATCATATAGTTAGATTGATGTCTTAATATCCTGTAAAGTTTTTGTGCATCTCGATAATGCGAAAGTGGAACTTCTTCTTTTGTTCCCCATCTATTTTTATATAATACAGAATGATTTTTAAGAGCGTATTTGTATTCACTAAGTTTTAAGGCAGCGTAACTAAGATTACCTTTACGCTGCCATTCTGTTCTAAATATTCCTGCTAACGCATTACGAAACTGCATTTTATAAAGAAACTTATTATAATGCAGTTTCTTTGTTTCAGGCATTTTCTACTTCCTTATTAAGATTTTCAATTTTTATTTCGTCGTCAACTACATCAATACGTATCTTGCCGCCATTTTTTAAATCGCCAAATAATAACTGTCTAGAAAGTTGTCTTTTAATTTTTTCATCAATAACACGTTGTAAAGGTCTTGCACCCATTTTAGGATTAAATCCTTTGTCTACTAACCAATCAAGAGCTTCGTCACTGATTTCAATTTTTACATTTTTTTGTTTTACTTGATCACGTAGTTCTGCAAGGAACTTACCAACAATCTTCATCATAACAGGTTTACCAAGTTTTGCAAATGTTATAGTACCATCTAATCTGTTTCTAAACTCTGGAGAAAAGTATTTCTTTAAACTTGTATCTTCATAATCTTTTTCCATTGTGTCGCCAAATCCAATAGCGTTTGTTTCGGCTTCTTTTGCACCTAAGTTAGTAGTAAGAATTAAAACAATATTTCTTGCGTCTGCTTCTTTACCATTTGATCCAGTAATCATACCATTATCCATCAGTTGTAATAATACATTACTCACATCAGGATGTGCCTTTTCTATCTCATCCAACAATAAGACACAGTTTGGATTTTCTTGCAACTTAATAATAAGTTGTCCTGCATCATCTTCAAAGCCAACATAGCCTGGAGGTGCACCAATAAACTTAGCAACACTGTGCTTTTCTTGATATTCGCTCATATCAAACCGTACAAGTTCTACACCAAGATGTTTTGCAAGTTGTTTTGCTGTTTCTGTTTTACCAGTACCAGTTGGACCCATAAACACAAAGCTGCCAATAGGTTTATTTTCAGGTTTAAGTCCTGCCTGTGCAACAAGTATTTTATCAACAATATTTTGAATGGCTTCGTCTTGACCAAACACACTTTTCTTCATGTTGTCTTCTAAATGAGCTAAACTTTCAGTTTCTCTTTCTGCTACTGTTTCTTCAGGAATCTTAACCATTTTGGCTAGTTCGTACATGATTTCTTTTTCGGTTACTATTTTATTTTCGGTAATATCTCTAACCTTATATCTTGCACAAGCAACATCAAGCAAATCAATAGCCTTATCGGGAAGTTTTTTATCAGCTTGATATTTTACACTAAGTTTAACTGCTTCTTCGATGGCTTTTTGTGTGATTTTTGTATCATGATAATCTTCGTAATATTGTTTAATACCGTTTAGAATTTCTATAGTTGTTTCTGGAGACGGTTCGTCAATACTAACACGTTGGAATCTACGCATTAGTGCTCTATCTTTTTCAAAGAATTTCCTATATTCTTCCCATGTAGTTGATGCAACAACTTTAATGTTACCTTTAGCAAGTGCAGGTTTCAGCATGTTGGCAAGATCATTTGCACTGTTTTGTCCACCTGCTCCTGCACCACTAATCATATGAGCTTCGTCAATAAACATAATAGTTTTGCCTTTTTTCTGCAATGCAGAAAGTACCATTTTAAAACGTTCTTCAAAGTCGCCACGGTATTTTGAACCTGCAAGCATAGAACCAATATCTAGTGCATAAACATTATATTCTTTGAGAAACTCTGGTACAGCATTGTTAACTATTTTCCATGCGAGGCCTTCTGCAATAGCAGTTTTACCAACACCAGGATCCCCTACCATTAATACATTGCTTTTAGTGCGTCTTGCTAATGCGAGTGCTACTTGTTCTATTTCTTCAGTTCTGCCAATAACAGGATCAATCTTACCTTGCTTTACTTGTTCGTTCAAATCTGATGTAAATGCCCTAAGAGCTTTATTTGCAGTACCCATGTTTTCAGGTTCATCGTCTAACTCGCCTAAAACATCCTCTAATATTGATTGCATGTATTTGTTAAATGCATCTTTGTTAATATTGTTTTGTTGTGTAACAAAATAAGCATATGAACGTTTTTCGGCCAAAATACTAATAAAAACATCAGGAGTATCAATTTCGTTTCGTCCTTGAAACAAGACTTGAGCAAAAGCTCTATTTAAACAACGTTCAACTGCTTGTGTTTTTTTAGGTTTATATTTTTTTTCTTCAGTTTTAATATCGTCGCACTTTTCTGTTAGGTAATTTTCTAAAACTTTTTTCATCACAGATATATCTGTGCCAAAATCATCTAGAAGTTTTTCAAAGTTACTTTCACACAACATTGCAAACAAAAGATGTTCCAACGTGACATACTCGTGTGACAGTCTTTTTGCATCATTTACTGCTTTATCAAAAACCGCTTGTAACTCTTGACTAGGTTCTACCATTCTTTATCCTTTTAACTCTTCTTTTTTCAGCCATATTGTATTTAAGTCTTGAAACTCTATCAATAAACTGAATGCCGTGTAAATGATCATATTCGTGCAAAAATATTCTTGCATCAATACCGTCATATTTCTCATTTACAGTTATAACATTTTTCATATCACTTGTCAATGTCAAAAAATCAACCATAATACTAATAGGTCTTTTAACTTGTAAAAAAAGTCCTGGATGACTTAGACATCCTTCTTTATCGTATTCTTTTTCTTCGCTCAAGCCTCTGATAATAGGATTAATCACAACCATCGGACTTCCATATTTTGTGTTATATGTGGTTTTCATAACAAATATTTGATAAGGGAATCCTACTTGATTAGCACTTAATCCTATTCCATTTTCTTTAACCATTACATCTATCATATCAAGTGCAACAGGTGCTGGATGCATAATATCAGTTGGAAACTTTTCTACTGGTGTTTCAAGTGTAATATTAGGTGCTACTATTAATTTCATCATTTAAAATTTTAA